AAAAAATATGGGATGGAATTCCGGGATGCGTGCGATTGAATTGGCGGCATCATTTGGCGCAGAAACCATATTATTGCTTGGGTATGATGTGTCGATAAAGCATGGCGTGCACTGGCATGGCCCGCACAGGAATACCAAGAATCCGGATTCCGACCGGTGCCGAAAGTGGCATGAGCAGTTTGCTCGGACAGCCGCAAAGTTGAAGCAATCCGGCATCAAGGTAATCAATGTTTCACGTTACACGGAATTACGCTGTTTTCCTATTAATCGATTAGAGGACGAGTTGTGCTTACAACATTTTCCGGTAGACGCGCATCCCAAGATGAATTTGAGCTCAAATCACTGATTCAATATTTTGTTGATGCAGGTGTAAAGTCGTATCTTGAGATTGGCTCCAGGCATGGCGATACATTTCATGAAGTAATGCTATCGCTACCTGTTGGTAGTTATGGCATGGCAGTTGATTTACCTGGCGGGTTGTGGGGGAAAGGCGACACACATAAAAGCCTATACTTGGCGGCAGATGACTTGCGCGCACAAGGTTACAACATCGACGTTATTCTTGGCGACAGCACCAATGAAGACATCATTAAACAAGTGTTCGAAAAAGCGCTTTTTGATGCCTGCCTGATCGACGGGAACCATCTTTATGATGGCGTAAAAGCCGACTGGATAAACTACCGATCTGCAGCCAATATTATTGCCTTCCACGATATTGTGGGTGACGGGCAGGCTGAAAGACGATTCAACAACCCAGTGCAGGTTCCAATACTGTGGGCTGAAATAGTCGCCGATGAGCGATACGCTGGCAGATACCAGACTTTTGTTGGTACTGACTCCAAGATGGGTATTGGCGTATGCGATTTACGATAATTGCCGCCAACAAGTCTGAACACCAGCAGGAGCACCAAGAAGCTCTTGCGAAAGGACTATCCAAGTTTGGTATAGCGGCACATAAATCCATTGCTGGCTCAAAAACAAACCTTGTTGCCTGCTGGGGTTGGAGAAATGGAAAAATTTTGCGCGACCTTGGGCATGAAGTTCTGGTAATGGAGCGAGGCTATATCGGCGATAGATTTTCCTACAGTTCGCTGGCATGGAACGGTCTCAATGGCTTGGCCCAGTTTCCGCAAAAAACCGCATGCAGCTGTGAACGATTTGATCGCGTTGGAAAAATTCACCCATGGAAAGAGGGTGGTGAGTACGTTCTGGTCATGGGTCAGGTTCCCGGTGACGCAAGCTTGCGCGGACGCAACCTGGTTCCTTGGTACGAAGGTATTGCGGTGTTAGCCAAAGATTATTACGGGCTACCAGTGAAGTTTCGCGAACACCCGAAAAGCAAATCACGCACTCGCCCACGCCATACGCAACTGTGCACTGCTGCGACGATCCAGGAATCAATGGATGGCGCCGCCGTTGTGGTTACCTATAATTCCAACTCGGCTGTTGATTCGCTATTGTATGGAGTGCCAACAATCGCTTACGATTCTGGCTCAATGGCATGGCCTATTGCCAATCACACCATAGGCGAGCTGATCAATCGTGATCGCCAACAGTGGGCATACGACCTTGCGCACAAACAATGGACGCTGGATGAAATTGCATCTGGTGAGGCGCTAAAAGATCTGCTGGCTATGAAGGGGCTGATTTGATGCGAGAGTTTATCGGGTTTTCAATTAGTGGCGCCAATGCGGATAAGCTTGCAGAAACTTTGCAGTTTATTGGGCAGGACATGAAGTTGAAAAGCGGTAGATTTGCACTGCGCAAAGCTGCACAGGTAATCGCTGACCGGGTGAGAGAAAACGCCTTGCGTGTCGATAATCCTATGACGCCAGAAAAAATTCACTTGAACGTAGATGCAAGATGGAATGGTCGTCGTTATCGCGCATCCGGTGAGTTGGCTTTCCGTATCGGTATTATGGGTGGTGCAGGCGGTAATCGATCTGCAACCGAATTAGCGGCAAACCCGGGTGGCGATACCCGACATTGGCGTTACGTTGAGTTCGGTACCAGAAAGACGCGCGCCAATCCATTCTTCCGGCAGGCATTGCAAGAATCAGCTAATGCTGCGACCAAAACCTTTATCGACAATTATCAGAAGTCCATTGATCGCGCGATCAAGCGTACCGGAGACGTTTTATGATTCCCCTGTACCAATTGTGCATCGCTGATGCGACCGTTAAATCGTTGCTGGGTAATAAGCCCAGGCTGTATGAGTTTGGGTTGGCACCAAGCAAGCCTGCATTGCCTTATGTTACATGGCTGCAAATTACCGGAAGCCCTGACAATAACCTGTCAGACCGCCCGGACATGGATTACTACAATATTCAGATTGATATTTGGGCAGAAACGGCTGATTCACTTCATGCTGTAAAAGAAGCCCTGACAAATGTCATCGAGCCGGTTACCCATATCACCACATGGAACGGTGAAGGGAGGGATGCGGCAACAACTAATTACCGCTGTACTTTCAGTGTTGATTGGTATATAGATCGCTGAAATGTGGTAATATTTGCGTGACAAGTCGCCCAAAGTAATGTTGTGAAACATGGCAGAGGGCGCATTTTTAAACCAAGCCGTGAGGCTTTATAGTCCCAATGTGGAGATTGCGCTATGTCTATTTTGACCAAAGGCACCCGCCTGTACATCATCGATCCCCGCGATGATAGCTTGACCACTCTTGAATGCCCAAAATCCATCACCGGCTTGGGTCTTTCAACCCCTCAAATCGATACCACCTGTCTTGAGAGTGAGGCCCAGGAATTCCAGCCTGGCATGCCAAGCCCCGGTGCAGCAACTATCGGTTTGGACTTTGATACTGCAAAGGCGTCTCACCTGCTGATTTCCGAATTGCGCACCGCACAGGTTGTCGCGAAATGGGCTATCGGCTGGGCTGACGGTACTGCGGCACCAACTGTTGATACCGATGGTGATTTCGTGTTGCCAGCCACCCGTTCATTCCTGACCTTTGAAGGTTATGTTGCCGACCTGCCATTTGATTTTGCGATCAATAGCACTGTGCAATCTAACTTCACTGTGCAAATGTCCGGTGCCTACGTGTTGGTTCCAAAAACCTAATTTTTAACCAAACGAGAAACCCAAACTATGATCACCAACCTGAATGACTTGTTAGCAAAAGCATCTTCACCAGCTCAGTCGCAGATGGTTAAGCGTACCGGCGAGTGGACCTACGAGGATGCAAGCGGCAATATCGTCACTGAAACTTTTGAAGTTTGGGTGATGAAGGATATTCCGTTTGCTGCACAAGAGCGCATTTACCTTGGCGACGAAGAATTTCCTGATGCTGGAAGTATGTGTCGTGGTATTTCTGAACGCTTGCGCTTTGGCGAAAATGGTCAGCAAAAAATGTCATATCAACAAGCTGCAGAAATGCCTGCGTCATTGGCCACTGCATTGTTTATGGTCATCACTGACTACAACACAGAACAGCGTAAGAAACTGGAAGCTCAGAAATCTGGAGCCGATCAAGCAAAGGAATAAAGCCAGAGGATGAAATCTGGCATGAGCTTGTACTGAATGGTGTTGGTGGTAAAACGATTGCCGAGGCGAAGGAGAATATTACCTATTCCGAGTATGTTGAGTGGGTGAAATATCGTAATTTGCGCGGCTCTTTGTCTATCGCCAGAAGGATTGAGCAGTCAGTGGCCAGCATGTGCATGATGATAGGCAACGTCAATGGTGGAAAAAAAGGCGGTCAACCTTATTCTGCCATCGATTTTATGCCGCATGAGATTGCGCCGGAAGAACAGATAGATGAAGAAAACTATAGCTTTGCACAATTTGTGGCTTCATTTCACAGGTAGCTTATGTCTGTTAATTCGCTTGGTACGCTAACACTTGATCTTGTTGCAAAAATAGGCGGCTTTGTTGAGCCGCTTAGTCGTGCTGAGCGCATGGCCAAAAAGACATTTGATAGCATTGGCGCCTCAATGGATAATTTGGAATCCGGAAGCGCCAACGCAACAAAAGCCATGGAGCGGCTTGCCAAGCAAATGGATGATCAATTCAATAATATTGGCTCCAATATGGCGAAAGAAATTGCGCTATATGGTGAGACCACCCGCGTTGCAAAGTTGCGCTATGAAGTTGAGCGCGGCGAATTAAAGCTATTGAATGCCGAGCAAAAAGCATCATTGATGGATATGGCGCGCCGTTTGGATGCCATGGATGATGCCAATGCGGCTTTCAATAGACAATCAAAAGAACTTGGAAATTTAAATAAATCCTATCGTGGTGCGCGTGGATTTGCTCAGCAATTTGGCTGGCAGATGCAGGACGTTGCTGTGCAGATGCAAATGGGTACTGATGCGTTTATTGTATTCAGTCAGCAAGGTTCACAATTGGCATCCGCATTTAGTCCCATGCTCGGATTGGTTATTGCTCTTGCCGGTGTAGCTGGCGGGTTGTTATTCAAATCAATGATGTCAACATCGGACGCCATGAAAAATATGGCAGAAAATGTTAACAGCCTTAATGGCGAGCTTACAGAGCTGACCTATGCGCAACAAGAGCTTGTAAAAACAGCATCTGGATATGTTGCTGAGGATATTGTTTCAAAGTTCAATGAACAAACAGAAGCTATAAAAAAGCAAAAAGATTCTATTGCAGAGCTAAATGCAGAGCACGGAAGAAGAAGATTTGACGTTTGGGCTGAAGATGCAAGCTCCGCATACGAAAGTGTATCTTCGAAAATTAAAGAGCTGGCCGAAGAAAATCAAGGCTGGATTGATGCTGCATCAAAAGGATTTATTTCATTAATAGCATACGCAGGTGGTGCAGCAAAAGCTTACGGAGAGGGTGCGAATGATTCAACTGAAGCTATTGCTGAAGCTGAAAAGAAAATTGCAGCTCTCGAAGTTGAAAGAATAAAAACACTCAAAGAACTTGAAAAACTTCAAGACCCATCAAAATCAAACGATAAAATAAAAAAACTGGCAGAAGAATATAATATTGTAGGATTGACCGGCAAGGCTTATTGGGAAATGATTTATGAAAATGTTCCTGCCGAGCATATACCCGCCAGCGTCACACAAATAATTGCCGCCCAAGCCGGTCAAACCCAGTTTCGCGGACGCTTCCGGATTCGCTATATCGAGTATCTTGATGGTTTGAATGCTATTACTAGGATCAT